CTATTGTTAGAGGTGTTGAGTGATATGATGTACCAAAGTCACCGTATTTTTTTATATGTGCTTTTTCTCTGTTTCTTGCTTCTTTAATATATTTGTTAGAAGCTTTGTTTAATGACTTTACAAACTCTGGTTTTTGCTCTGACCAAATGGTCGTATTAAAATAGTTATTTATATACATTATCTAAACGGCTTTCCTAAATGCCAGACAACAAGACTATATCTTGTGCCAGCGGTTACGGGTTTAACTCTATGCCACACAAATGAAGGAAATACAATGATAGAACCTTTTGGTAATATCTCTTTACATTGTATTCTATGTTTCGATTCATCTCGCATATGTGGGTCATAGTTTCTAAAATCAAATTCTAATTCACCACCTTTGTATTCTGAACCATCTGTTAACTGACAAGTCATAGATAGTTTTCTAATTCTGCCGTGTTCTGGATTTTTGGGGTCTTTTCTATCATAAGGTTTATCCCAACTATCACAATGCCAATCATAATATTGATTTAGTTTATATTTTGTAAACTGACAAGATTCAGATCTTTCCCAATCAAAATTCCAACCAGCCATTTGATTTGCTCTATGCACATAAGGATGTAATTCTTTATATATCCAAGTATCATTTAACCAAACTAAATCAGAGTTTCTTTTTCTTTTTAAATCCAATACTTCTTCTTTTTTTAATTTTCTATCACCATAACCACCTGTTCTAGCCATAACTTCTTTTTGTGCGTTAGCATATTCAATAACTTCATCACAAAATTTGGGTGTTAATACACCACTAAAATACCAATAATAATTAAATATATTCATACGTTATTGTTTGTACAAAATTTAATGAATCTTTTTGATTGTTAGTTAAGTAATACATATTAGTTGATGGAAACATAATAAACATATTATTTTTAAGTGGTATATCCCAAGATCTACCTTTACGTCTATTATCTTCATAGTGTATTCGAACCATACAGTCTTTGACTTTTACACCATAGAGTAATGTATAATCAGGAGAGTTACGTAAATCTACTGGATCTATGTTTAATAAAGGAATTGTAGTCTCTTGAGGCTTATACATATTGCCCCATGTTTCTTTGTTAATTAAATTAAAGCCATATTCAAGATTAATGTGATCTCGGATATATGTATTTAACATATCCCAAGTTCTTGAAAATGGAAAAGGTGAATCTGTAACTTGTGATGTTAATATATCTTGTTGTAGTTTATCTCGGTCAATGTCCCAATCTTTAGGCATTGCCACATCACCGTAATATAAACTTACTTCTGATAATACTTTCTTTTGCATACCACCACCATTTTTAATTTATGCTAAATCGTTTGTCAAGTCCCAAGACTGACCTGATTCATTCCAAACATAATGCCATCTATGAGTATCAGCATCGTTTTGCGATTGTTGTTCTGCAGTTAATGCTGGAGCAGCACCGATTGGTGAATCCCACTGAGCAGTTGTAGTATTTTTTACCCAAGATGCATATGGTTTTTTAGGCCAGAAGATTTGATCATCTTCATCCCATTCATAACCTATACCTGCATAATTTCCTCTAAATGCTTTTGAGTTATCACCAGAGTTGTGTGTATTACTTGATGTATTGTATGAAGTTTGAATCCACATTTGCGCAGGCCAATTATTGTGTCTCTCTAAATAATATTGACCTACTGATTCATCTTCAACACCATCAGCGTTAAGCATATCAGAATTATTCAAAGTTAATACTTGAATAACTTTTCCGTTAGATCCTAGTTTTGCAAAATGTGCCATAATGTTTCTCCTTATATATTAATTTTAATTACCATTCAACTATTGAAATTTATATCTTATTACAACTATTCCTGATCCTCCAGCACCACCTCTTATACCAGTTCCTCCAGAAGCACCGCCGCCGCCTCCACCAGTATTAGTAGTTCCTGCAACACCGTTTGAAGAAGAAGTTGGACCGCCTGCACCGCCACCACCTGAGCCACCAGATCCTCCTCCAACACCTAATCCACCTGCGCCTCCACCTCCTGCTCTCGCAGTAGGTGTTCCATTAATAGTTGAAGTTCCACCAGCTCCTCCAGTTGATGTAGCTGGATTTGGTGGTGTTCCTGCTGTGGGAGCGTTAGTTCCTACAGCGGTTGCTCCACCGCCGCCTCCACCAGGTTTTCCACCGCAAGGACTACCGGTTCCACCAGCATTACCTTGAGGAGGACTTACTGGAGGTGTATTACCTGCTCCTCCAACAATTGGAGTTGATGGAGAATATTGTCCACCACTTCCTCCTCCACCGCCAGATCCACCGGCGTTTCCAAATTTTTGTGGCCCTTGATATGTTCCACCTCCACCTCCACCACCTGCGGATGTTATTGTACTTGATCCTGTAAAAACTGAATTTGAACCACCTCCTCCTACCGATTCATCTGATCCTGGAACTGAACCGCCGCCACCTACTGTTACAGGGTATCCAGTCGCTGTGACTGGTAAAGCTGAAACACAGGCACCTAAAGGAGTTCTTGCATAACAACCTGATGCTGTTCCACCAGATTCTCTATAACCACCAGCTCCACCACCACCAGCACCATATCCACCAGCACTAGAACCATTGCCTCCTCCTGCACCTCCGGCTATTACTAAATAATCTACTGAATTTGAACCAGCACAATTACCTGCACAAGAAACAGTAAATGTTCCTGGTCCTGTAAAAGTGTGAACTTTATAATTTGTACAAACTGTTGTGATTGTTCCACCTGTTGCTGTAACAAATTTTGGTTCTGGAACTTCACTTTGTAATCCTGAATCTGTTACTAACCAACCTCTTGTTGAATCTATAAAAACTAGAGTTACTGCAATACCCTCTTCAGTTAATACTGCATTAACTGTTGAACCACCAATTTTATCTGAACCGTTTTGAACTAATGTAACTCCATTCGTATCAAATGTATTTGCATAATCTTTAATTGCAACAACATCTCCTGCTGTTCCTGCGGGTAAATTAATTGACACTGCACCACCTGTTGTGTTTACAAAATACCCTTCACCAGCGACTGCTGTAAAACCTGATGTCTTAACTGTTGTTACCCAAGACGCCGAACCTGTTGCACCAAAACCTGATGCAGTACCAGAGTTTGTTATTGATACACCAGCAGGAATTGTAATTGTGTCTCCACTATCTCCTAACTGTGTTGTACCACAATTTGTTCTTGGACTAATTTTATTTACTTTTATTTCACTCATAATTATTGATATTTATACCTTATTATTACTATTCCCGAACCACCTGCTCCAGTTGCTAGTGAACCTGAACCACCGCCACCACCACCTTTGTTGGTGCTTCCTGCTGTACCAGCTACTTTTGGACTATACAAACCACCTGTTCCTCCACCAAAACCTGCTGTTGCACAAGCATTTACTCCAGGAGTAGCGGCTCTTCCATTTGGCCAATTATGATCATTTCCTTTAGTAGCAGAATCTGCAGATCCGCCTCCTCCACCAGCAAAACCTGTTGCTGTTCCATTTATAGAAGTCGTTGTTCCGTATCCTCCGTTTCCTCCGTTTTCAGTAGGAGAAAATGGAAAATTTTGTCCAGCAGCTCCAATTCCACCACCCCCTGCAGAAGCTATGTCAGGACTAGATGGAGGACTTTTTGATCCACCATTTTGTCCTTGTGCGGGACTAACTGGAGGACTATTTCCTGCTCCACCAGCAGAACATTGTGTGCCTCCTGCAGCTCCACCACCAGAACCACCTGTTCTACCTGCTCCCGAAGAAACTGGAGTTGTTCCTCCACCTCCACCACCTGTAGATGTAATTGTTGAAAAAATTGAATTAGATCCATCATTACCAACAGCATAAGGCATAAATCCTGGAACAGGTCCTAAACCACTTCCACCTGCTCCAACTGTTATTGGATAACCTTGTGCTGAAACTGCTAAACCATTATTAGTACCTGAAGTACAAGCCACAGGACTAGCAGTATAAGGAGTTTCAGGACTTTTACCTTCTCTATAACCTCCTGCTCCACCTCCGCCACCACCATTACCATTTCCACTAGCACCACCAGCACCACCAGCGACTACCAAATAAGAAACTTCAGTTGAACCAGATGGAGTTCCTGCACTTGAAACACAAAATGTTCCTGGTCCTGTAAATGTATGAATTTTATAATCTCCACAAGTGGTTTCTGTTCCACCTGTGGCTGCTACAAAAGCATTAGCTCTTTCATTAGAAGTTGAATCCATTGTATTTATCCAACCTTGTGTTGAATCTACAAATATAAATGTAACCGATTGACCTTTAGTGTTTAAAACTACATTAGCATTTACACCCCCAATTTTATCTGTTCCATTTGGTACAACTGTTAAATTACCTGTATCCCAAGTAGCTGCATAATCCGCGACAGATACAATCGCACCTGCAGCACCTGCAGGTAAATTCATATTAAATCCACCACTTGTAGTATTTGCAAAAAATCCGTCTCCAGAAACTGCGGTAAATGTTGTAGTCTTTGGAGTTGTATCCCAATCAACAGTTCCAGTTCTTCCAAAACCTGTTTGCGATGCACCTGATGCTAAAGCAACAGTATCGCCACTTGCACCAAGAGTAATTGTGTCAGAGCTTTCATTAATAATGTTAGCTCCGCATTGATTTTGAATATTGTTTACTTTAATTGTACTAGTCATAATTAATTTTGAAATTTATACCTTATTATTACTACGCCACCACCACCATTACCACCAGTACAGGTTCCGCAACTACCGTTTCCACCGGCTCCACCGCCACCGCCGCCAGTAGCAGCTGTTCCACTTGTACCATTAGAAGGAGAAGGATTTCCACCTGCTCCACCGCCACCAGATCCACCAGCTCCAGCAGTAACTGTTCCTGATGATCCATAATAACCCGCTCCACCACCGCCACCACCAGCGTATGCTACAGGAGATGCTGTAATACAAGAAGTTAATCCCGCACCACCGGCTCCGCCAGCAGCAGAAGGAGCACTAGGGTTTCCTGTTCCATTTGTTCCGACAACAGTTGCTCCACCACCTCCACCTGCAGCTGTAGAAGCTACTGAAGTTCCACTACCTCCATCGTTTCCTTGAGGAGGAGTTGATGGGGGAGTATTTCCTGTTCCACCGGCCTCACTTGGTGGACCAGCTCCACCGCCGCCACCACTACCACCATTAGCTCCGGCTGTTGAATAAGTACAAGGTGAACCATATCCACCTCCACCACCTCCATGTGCTGTTACTGTTGAAAATGTTGAATTTGATCCAGAATTTCCTTGTGTACAAGTACCTGGTACAGCAGGTGCACTACCACCACCACCAACTGTAATAGGATAACCTTGAACTGAAACGGGTAAAGCTGAAACAGGACTTGTTAAAGGTGTTGGTCCGGCTGTATAACATCCAGATGCTGTTCCTGAAGATGCTTTTAAACCTCCAGCTCCTCCACCACCCTGGGCATATCTGTCTGGAGTGTTGGGATTTCTTGCATTTTTAGTATTGCCAGCACCGCCGCCTGCTACTACTAAATAATCTACGGTATTTGAACCAGTTGAATTACCAGCTTGTGATACACAAAAAGTTCCAGGACCTGTAAATCTAGCAATTTTATAATCACCTGAAGTTGATAAAGTATTTCCAGAACCAGAAACGGTAGCAGTTACATATTGAGCTGCTGCTACACTAGAAGTAGAATCGTGAATATCCAACCATCCTTGTGTTGAGTCTATATAAACTAAAGTAACTGATTGACTTTCTGTAGTTAAAACTGCATTTCCAGCAGTTCCACCAATTTTTTCTGATCCATTAGGGGAAATAATTAAAGAATTACTATCAAAAGTAGCAGCATAATCTTTAAATGCTACAATAGAACCAGCACTTCCTGCTGGTAAGTTAGCAGTAATTGCACCGCCAGTTGTATTAACAAAATAACCTTTACCATTTACAGCAGTTATTGTTGATGTTTGAACTGTTGTAACCCAATCTACAGTTCCTGTTCTACCAAAACCTGATTGACTAGCACCACACCCAAGAGTTACCGTATCACCAGAAGCACCTAGTGTTAAGGTAGTTCCGCATTGTGGTTCAACTGTATTTACTTCTATTTTACTCATTATACTATTACCAATGTCCCTGTTATTGTTACTGTCATAGGAATAGTTATTGGTCCTGCAAGAACCCCATTCTCTACAGTTTGAGTCCCATCAATCGTTGCCGCTTGATTAGGTATAAAATCATTTGGGCTATACTGCCCTCCAATATATTGGATTCCATTTATTGTCGCCGTCATAAT